CGGGCGCGCCCCCGCCCGCCTCCGTGTCGGCGGCCACCTGCTCCTCGTAGCGCCGCCAGATCGCCCGGGTGCGCCGCGAGTCCACGGTCACGTCCGAGATGGTCTCCGGGCCGCCCCAGACATGGTTCCGGTAGGCAACCACGGGCGTCATCTCCGCCGAGTAGCCATGTCGGCCACGCTTCGTGATGTGGCGGGTGCGGCCCATCGACTCCAGGTCGGCCTGCCGGTCCTCGATCGCCCGGTCGTCCGCGCGACGCAGGCGGCGCGGCCTCACGTCGGCGAGAGTGTGCGTGAGAGTCGTCATTGGTAGACTTCCTTTCGTAGAGGCGGCTCCCCCGTTTCCATGGCGACGGACCGGGGGGCCGCATTTTTGTTGAGTTGTGCGGGGGTCCGGGGGCGGCTGGAGTATCCACAAACCGAGGCCACCCCCGGAAGCTCTAGCGGCGGTCCCTGTCAGACAGGGCCATGTACACGACGGCCACGACAGTCCCGAAGCCGATGTAGCCAGTCAGGACGGCCTCGAGAATCGGGGCGGTCATGCGGACCTCTCCGACCGTCTGGGCTGGGCGTGGAGGTAGTCGTCGAGGTCGGTGCGGAGGTAGCGCTGCATCCGGGAGGAGCCTTCGAGTTCGATGGGGTCGAGGCGTCCGGCGGCGCGGAGTTGGTCGAGCATGGCGAGGGAGACGCCGAGGTACTGTGCGGCGTCCTCGCGGGTGAGCGCGCCACCGGTGGGCGGGAGCGGGGCGGTCATCGGGGCTCCGGAATCTGCGCCCACGTCGCCTTGCCGCCGTCGCGCGCGGGTGCGCCAATCTGGAACTTGGTGAGCGTCTCGCCCGCGCGAAACGCATTCCATGAACGGAACAGGAGGTATGGCCCCATAGCCAAGGCGGGGCGGTGCCCCTGGTAGTGGATTGCCGCTACGCGCTTGACGAGGGTCTGGACGGGGTCGCCGCGCCCCTCGGTTCGCAGGTTCACGATCCGGTCGAAGAACTCCTCGCTGTCAGCGGGGCTGATCTTCCGTGTCTCTATGAGCGCGACGGCGATCGCGCCGACCGGGAGGCGGAGCCCTTGGGAGTAGATTCCCTTGGCCGTCTTGACGGCCTCGATGATTCCGGGGTTCGTGTCGGCGTACTCCACCATCTCGGAGTTGGTGGGTCGGACGTGGTAGTTGAGCCCTGACATGCAGTGGGCGAAAGCCCCGCTGAGCCATGCGGTGTGGGCGGTGATGGCTGCTGCGAGGTCCTTGGTGTTCTCGTAGCCACCAAAGAACAGCGCGTCCCGCGTGTTGCGGGGGGTCCCCGAATCCATCACGGACTGGGTCTCGTGCTCCAGCCCGCGGATCACGAGGACGCGGATCGTCACCCCAGAGTCAATGACGGCTTGGCAGCGGTTCTGCCCGTCGATCATTTGACCGCGGTCGTTGAACTTGATGGCCTCGCCGGTGAACCTCCAGTTTCCGGCCGTCATATCGCGCGCAAACTGGCGGACCTTTGCGAGTTTCTTAGGCCGGTTTGGCGCTTGGGTGTCGAGGTACTCGCGGGCGAGGCCCGGAGTGAGATCAATCTCCGAGTAGGTGATCACTGGTACGCTCCTTCTATCGGTTGATGCGGTCGAGCAAGCCCTGGCAGGCCTCGATCGCGGATTGCAGATGGCTCCGCAGTTGCGGGGCCATCTGGTCTTTGTGGGCGCCAAAGCGGTCATCGTCGGAGAGTTGCGTCAGCCGATCGATCGCTCTGGCGAGCCCCCACCCGGCGGACTCGACTTGGGGGGGGAGGGCGGCGCGGCGGCGGGGCTTCGGCTCGGGCCGCTCGTATTGCTTGCCGTCGCGGCCGGTGATTTTGTCGGCGCGGGCGAGGGTGGCGGGCCGTTCGTCGAGGATTTCGCCGGCGTGGCGGTCGACGATGACTCCGGTGGCGGTGGCGATGTGGCGCACCGGCGTGGAGGGCTCGGGTGCGTGACGCCCGCCCTCCACGCGCGGCTCGTCCCCTAGGTCGTGGGCCGCTGCAACGGCCTCGCTGGGAGCGGTCTCGGGGGCAGGTGAAACATTTGTTTCAGGTGCGCTCTGCACGTCGCGCACCACCTGCATTTGGCTCACGCCCACGATCGGGGCGATTGCCCGGGTCGACATGCCCGCCTCGGAGAGCTCGCCCACGATCTCGCGGCGCTCGTCACGCGACAGGCGCAGCGGCTCGTCCGAGAACACTTCGGCCACGTACTCGGTCCACGACGGGAAGCCGAGCACCTCCCACGCGCGGCGCTCCTGCGCCTCGGTGATGAGCGCGGCCAGCTTGTCGCGGGCTTCGGCGTAGGTGCGGCCGACGACACGGATGCGCTCCGTGATCCGGCGCGCCTCCTCCAGCGTCATGTCGGTGGTGGCGATCTCGGTCATGCGGACGCCTTTGCTTGTGCGCGCTCGACACGGAGCGCGATTTCCACGATGGAGATGCCGATCTCGCGGGTGATGGCGGCGAGCTCGGGGACGGTGAACGGGGAGCGGCCCGTGAGGCGCCGGCTGAGCGTCACGAGCGGGATGCCGGTGCGTGCGGCCATGTCCCGCTGGGAGATGCCCGACACCTCCATCCCCGCGCGGACCTCCTCAGCGAAGCGCTGGGCGGTGGTCTCTGGTGTATCCATACGGGACACTGTAGTACCCAAACGGGGCATGGTCAAGCACCTTTCTATATCTAATTGGGGTAGCGCTGTCTCCAAAGTGGTGGTATCGTGCTCCACATGGGACAGATAGACGAAGCGGTGTGGGCCAAGGCTGTGGCCGACACGATCAGGGCCGAGAGGGGCGCGGCGCGACTCTCTCAACAGGAGCTCGCACACCGCGCGGACATCCCACGGCAGACCTACATCAGGTACGAGACGGGCGAGCGTCAGCCCAACCTTGTGCAGGTCGCGCAGATTGCGGGCGGGCTCAGGATGCCCCTCTCGACCTTCATCGCGCGGGTCGCAGATCGAGCAGGCGGCCCCCTGGTGTAGATGCAGAACATAGCCCCCACCATCCCTGCGGAGGTGGGGGCTTTCGTATGTCCTTGGACGCTTGTGGAGCCGTGTCCGCATGGTGGTCTGGGGGAGTGTGTGCCGTCTCAGTATGTGGGCCGGATGGTTGCACCCGCGGTTGCACCTGTTCCCGGTTTTGAGTGGGCCCAGTGGGGATCGAACCCACGACCCGCGGATTAAAACTCCGCGGGGTCGGTATGATGAGAGTAGCAGAAACCGCGAGATTGCAACGCTCCCACGCCCCACCTAGTACCATGTACTACCACCGGGATGGTTGCACCTGCGGTTGCACCTGCGAGAGGAGGCCGGGATGGCGAAGAAAAAGGGACGCAAGCGCAACGCGGACGGGCTCTACACGGCCACGATCGAGCTCCCGCCCGACCCCGCCACCGGGAAACGCCGCCGCAAATACGTCCGCGCCACCACCATCGCCGCGCTCAACAAGAAGGTGAACGAGGTGACACGGCTACTGATCGAGCAGGGAGACATCCGCACCTCGGTCCCCACGGTCGCGGTCTACATGCGCCGCTGGATCGACCACACCATGGCCGACGAGATCAAGCCCCGCACGCGCGCCACCTACCGGTCCTATATCGAGCGGCACATCATCCCCGCCATCGGTCGGCGGAGGCTCGACCACCTCACACCCACCGACATCGTGTCGATAGCGGACGCGATCCGCTCCAAGGGGCTCTCGACCACGACGGCGCTACAGGCGCACGTGATCATGCAGCGGGCGCTGCGGGACGCGAAGGCAGAAGGTTTCGTGCGCGCAAACGCGGCAGACGACGCGCGCCGCCCCAAGGTCGCGGTGACCAAGCAGGCGGTCCTCTCCGTCGAGGATGCCGTGAAGGTGCTCCGCGCCCACCAGGGGCAGGAGCGGCTCCGGCTCGCGGTGGCATTCATGCTCGGGGTCCGGCAGGGCGAGGCGCTGGGGATGACGTGGGAGCACGTCACGCTCTACCGCGACGGGGATGGGCGCGTGACGGGCGGGGAGGTGGAGTTGGCGTGGGCGCTCCAGCGCCTCCCCCGGACGGTGGGGGAGATGCCCGCCGGGCAGGAGGGCGAGCGGGTGAAGGGCGGCCTGTGGCTGGTGCGGCCGAAGTCGCGGCGGGGGTGGCGGCGGCTGCCGCTCCCGGCACCGCTGGCGCGCGACCTCGCGGCGCAGTGGGATGGGGTGGGGGGGCGCTGGGTTTTCCCGGGCCCAGATGGTGGGCCGATCGATCCACGCGCGGACAGTCGGGCGTGGGAGGCGGCGCTCGCGACTGCCGGGGTGGAGTACGTGCCGCTACACTCGGCGCGGCATACGACGGCGACGCTGCTGCGCGCGCTGGGCGTGCCGGAGGATGTGCGGATGCAGATCCTCGGCCACTCGTCGGCGACGACGACGGCGGGGTACACGCACCTCGACCTGACGGAGGCGGCGGACGGTCTGGACAGGCTGGCGGGACTGCTGCTGCCGGGGTGATTGTTATCGTTTTGTGACCTGACTGTGTCGATAGGGCTAGACATACGCTGTCTAGTCGGCTAGACTAGAGACATCAGCAAGGGACACAAACCAAGGAGCAGGACATGGCCACCACGACCCAGAACCCCACCATCGCCAAGCAGCGCAGGGACGGCAGCTGGGTCCTCGAGGGCCTCCGCTCCAACCTCCACACCGGCACCATGACCTACGACGACCGCCGCGGCACCGTCGTCGAGGTCGAGGTCACCCACATCCGCCCCATCAAGTCCCACCCCCGCGCCCCCAAGGCATGGGCCCTCCTCACCCCCGCCTCCGAGGCCCTCGTCTCCTACAAGCGGACCATCGCGAAGGCCACCCCCAAGGCCCAGCCGACCGCCGAGACCGCCCCGGCCCCCGCGCCCCGCACCGCCCGCACCGTCGAGCTCGCCTCCGACCGCCAGGTCGAGTTCATCCTCGACCTCGTGGCAGCCCGCTACCGCGACGGCGCCACCACCGGCTTCATGTCCGGCCCGACCACCCGCACCGAGATCGCCGCCATGACCCGCCGCGAGGCCTCCACCTACATCGACTCGCTCACCGAGCGCTACTGACCCACCACCCCACCCGCCCCACTCGCAGACAAGGACCCCACGCCATGACCACGATCCGCGAACTCGCCCGCGAACTATCCCCCGACAACCCCGGCCACATGGTCGAAACGATCTCCGGGTTCCTCGGACACCTCACCCGCGACGAACTCCAGACCGCCCTCACCGACAGCCTCACCCCCGAAGACGAGGCCGACGTGCGCGCCTACTTCTCCACCGACGCCCGGCTCGGTGACGTGCTCGAAACCCAGCAGGCCGTCCGCGCCGCCGAGACCGCACTCGGGGAGGCGATCACTGTCCGGGACGCCGCCATCCGTGACGCGCTCGCCGAGGGGGTGGCCGCCGCAGCGATCGCTGACGCCCTCGGGATCCACCGCTCCCGCGTCTACCAGATCCGCGGCGACCTGTAGCCGATACCGGCCCGCGAGCAGCCCTCGCCGCCGAGGAGTGTTGAGCGCGCCACGGTCCGGGCATGACGAAACCGCCCCCACCAGCCGGAGCCGGTGGGGGCGGTCGTCGCGTGAAGGCGGCGCCTAATGCACGTCTAGGCGGGGAGGCTTGCTTCGGTGGGGCTCTTCTGTGCTCGGGGTGGGGCTATGCGGGGCCAAGGTCGGTCCAGACGGTGTGCGCAACGCCGGGTTCCCAGGTGCCTTGATACTCGGCGCCGTGGGGGACGAGACACCGCCAGTAGCGTCCGATAAGGGATCGACAGATCACGGCAGGGGTGACCAGCCTCCCGACACTCGGACCCACAGCCAGTCCGCCGCGTAGGGGTGAGCTGCCCATCCGGCGGGAGTACGCACCCAGACGGGGGCGGTAGTGTCCGGCTCCGGGAAGGGGGCCGGAGGAGACGTGATGCTGAACGCCGTACCGTACATGGTCCAGCTGAGCGTGGGAGGGGCCGTAAGGTCGAACCGTCCGTCGCTCACCAGTCCCCGGAGAGCTGGGATTCGCCCGTTCGGGTTCGCATCTCCCCACTCCCCCAGCACGACCCACCGGGCGTCCAGCAGTGCGTGGAGCCACGCAGCCTCGTCTCCTCCCATGGATGGGGGAAGGGCGGTCTGAAGTGCTACCTGCCGACAGTACCCGAAGGTGCCCGGCCACGAGCCGTCCAGTGGTCCCGCTCCGTGATTCAGACAGCAGTCGTAGTAGTTGAGCAGACCGAGGGGAGATACCTCATCCTCGGTGGCGGCGTAGAGTGCGGGCAGCCAGTACAGCTCGTCACGAATCCGCTTCTGGGCCTCGCGGAATAGGCTCCTCCGCGCCTCCCTCCTCCAGCGCCCCTCCCAGTCCATCGGCTCCAACAGCAGGACCGAGTACTCGCCCCGCGTCGCGTCGTCGGAGTAGCTGTCGATCTGCTGCAACACCGTGAGGAAGTCCCCTGAGAATGTGTTTCCGGGAGACAGCTCGGCGTACCTTGCAACGACCCGAGTCGCGTCCTTGGTGCCGGTCGTGAATCCGCAGATGCCGGAGGTGAATCCTCGCATGATCCAGTCGTAGGGGAGCTTCTCCACGTATCCGTACTGGCGCCACCAGTCCAGCGAGGAGTTCTCGGCGGTGCCGACGAGCTGGAAGATAGTCTCCTGTAGTACCGGGTCCTCAAGCTCCGGGTCGGAGGGAGGTGGGATATCCTCCATGTCCCACTCGACGTAGCTACCTGCCGGGTCTGTACCGACCCAGTAGATCGCCAGCTCCATCCTGACCGTATCCCCGGACAGGTGCGCGGGGAACTCCTTGGTGCGTCGCACCACAGACTCGCCGGGCCTGCCCCCATCGTCGGGAGCTGTCTCCCAGACGAGGAGGTTCCCGTCACGTCGGACACGCCACCACCTGTGCGCTACCGGGTCCCACGGAATGCTCGTATCCCCGCTCTCCCAGTACCCGGTACGGTCCATCATCTGGAGGGTGCCGTTTACGGCGTTGTGCTGCATCGAAACGTCCGTGCCGGCGGGGTTCGCCGGACTGAACAGCATGAGTGTGCTGGTAGCGGAGGTGGCTCCGTTGAGCGCAGCTGGCGTTGCCAGCTCGATCCACGGCGTTCTGTCAAGCACGTAGGTGGGCGTGGACTGGTAGCCAGACCAGCTCTGCGATGGTGTGGCGGAGACGCGGGCGCGTCCGCCCACCTCGGCGTGGATGCCGTTGGCGTTCTGCCACATGGAGCTGTTGCGTACGTTGTCGTTGAAGTCGTCGTGCAGCTCGGAGATGAACGGCCCGGTCGGAACCGCGGGGGCGGTCGGCGTCGCATAGGCGCTCGCAGACCACGGCCCCTGACCCACCGCGTTGACCGCTGCAACTCGGACCTCGTGCTCAGTGTCGTTGCTCAGCCCGGAGATTGTGGACGGAGAGCTACTGCTGAGGGAGGTCCACGATCCTCCACTCGGGCGCCACGAGAGAACGTAGTCCGACAGCGGGGCCGTGCCGGAGTCTGCGGGCGGATCCCACTCCACGATCACCTGACCGTTGCCCGGTGTCGCGGTGACGTTCAGCGGCTCGGAGGGCCCGGAGGGCGTCGGGGTCTCGGATACGTTGGCGGTCCACGTGATCGCGTCAACCTGAACGTTGGGATAGCTTCTCGTGTTGGACCCCTGCGCAGTGGAGGATACCTGTACCTGCAACGGCAGGGAGGCTATAAGGGAGGCATCGAACGTGAACGAGAATTCCTGAGCAGCTGTCGAGGATGACACCAGAGAGGTGTCGATACCGGCTACGATCAGGGAGCCCCCCGAATACACCTGAACGACGAGTCCGGGGTCCCTGCTGCGGTTGTTCGTGAAGTTACTGGGGCGTACCCAGACTGTTATCTGCTGTTGCCCTACCGGAGCCCCTCCTGCCGGGTCGTCCATGTTCCAGCGGCATGTCCAACTGTTGGAGGTGCCTCCAGAATTCGTGGTCCACGTGTTGTCAGGGGCTCCAAAGGAATTGAGGTATCCCGGCAACGTCCCAGAGGCGAGCGAGTCGGCGTAGAGCAGTTCCGTCGCCATCTACAACTCGATCCACAGGTCAGGTGGAATTGCGTTCACTGGCTCGGCAGTACCGTGCCAGTCCACGCGGGCGGCGCCGGCAGGTCGGGGGGTGTTCCCGTCACTGCCGTGGACGACAACCGTCACCGTATCCGCGCGGTCAGCCTTCGCGGCTACCGCGCTCTCGGTCACCAGCTCGACTATGGGCTCCCACGCCATTTCTCACGCCTCCAGCTTGTAGGCCACTCCGGTCACTCTGTCGAGGTAGTAGTCTCCCGGCAGTGCGCCCGGAATTGCGCCCGGAGTGCCGTCACCGTCCCACCACGTCGCGCCCCGAGGCCCCGTGTCACCCTGATCGCCCTTCTGGCCCGTGTCACCCTGATCGCCCTTGGGTCCGCGCTCACCGGGATCGCCCTTGTCGCCGTCCGTGCCACGGTCACCCTTGTCGCCCTTGTCGCCCTTCGGTCCACGAACCAGTCCCACGTCTGTCCATGCGGTCCCGGACCACACGTGCAGGTGGCCGTCCGATGCGGTGATGTAGCCGTCTCCGGCATCCGTAGGACCGGGGGAGGGCAGGTCACCGACCGTGGGCACGGTGCCCCGGATCGTGACCGACGTGCCGTCCGCGCCCGTGTCACCCTTGGGCCCGCGCTCACCCGGATCACCCTTCGGGCCGCGTTCGCCCCGCTCACCCGGGTCACCCGGGTCACCCTTCAGGCCCTGTTCGCCCCGCTCGCCCGGAAGTCCGGGGTCACCCTTCGGGCCGCGTAGGTTTGCGTGCTGAGTCCATGCCATAGCTATTCTCCCAGTCTGTACAGGTCGCCGGTCTCGGTGTCGATGTAGACGTCGCCTATGCGAGCGCCGTAGATAAAATCGGGCGGGGGGCCGTCTCCGACGTGGATAGAGCCGCCAGAGGAGAGGAGGGACCCCACGTACTCCTCAATCTGCGCCCAGTCTGGTTCTCCTCGAAGGGACTCCAGCCAGTCCGCCTCCGTGCCCGTGTAGCCGTGCGTGACGGCGATCTCGTAGGCGGACAGGCCGCGAGCGCCTCCCGTGCTAATCGTCACGTGTGGCGCGGATGGCACCTCGACGGTGATCGCGGTCAGTGGGCTCGGCGTCTGGATGTCAGGCATCGCGGGTCACATCCCACTCCCACTCGATCTGTCCGCGTACAAGGGTGCGGCGCAGCCCGTCCGGGGTGGTGGCCTGGAGGTCCCAGACGCCAGAGGAGGTGATCTCCCGCGATTGGGCGGCGGACACGGACACCTCGACGAGTCCCGCGGCGGGGTCTGCGACGGTGACGGTCAGGTCGACGGCGGCGTGGTCTCTCGGGTGGCGTCGCCACTGGGCCCGCCATCCGCCCCACCCGGTCAGGTCGAGCGGCGCGGTGGCATCGGTGAGGGTGATCCTGAGCGGCAGGGAGTCGTCTCCGCGGTAGATCCGCCACGGTGTCGCCATGTCCGCCGGGAAGCTCATCCTGTGCCTCCTGTCGCGCCTCGGTGGGGGTGGTGCGTGCCGGTGATGCGGAGCCTGACGGCCGGGAGTGGCTCACCGGCGCGGGAGATCTCGATCAGGGCAGCCTCCAGCCATCGCGCCGTGGCGGCCAGTTCACGTTCGAGCTCGGCGATCCGGTCCGCGACGGCGCGGTCGAAAGCGTCAGCCATGGTGGTGGTCACCGTCCGAGCTCCTCGCCCTCCACGACGGCCGGGAGTACGTCGATCGAGTCCACGGCGGCAAGCTCGGGGACCTTGGTCTTGGTCACGTCCCAGATGCCGCTGCCGCCGAGGCCGAGGATGATGCCCTGCGAGATGACCGTCCACAGGCCGGGATCGAGGTAGGTGGCGGCCGCGTGGATCGAGACGCCGAGCACGAGAGCGAGCAGCGCGCCGAGCTTCGACGGCAGGCCGAGATCCTTCGCGATCGTCACCAGAGCGATGACCGCGAGCGGGGTGGCGAGGGTGGTGATGGTATCCATGATTGATTCTCCTTACAGGTGGTGGCGTTGCTGGTTGAGGTAGGCCTGCTCGGCCTTGACGGTCATGGGCCCGCGCTTCCCGTCGAGGAGACCCGTGTAGAGGCCCTTCGCGCGAAGGAAGCTCTGGAGGGCCTTCACGGAGAGGGGGCCGAATACGGCGTCGACCCGGCCCCGGTAGTGGCCAAGCGAGTGCAACCACTCCTGCATGGCGCGCGCGGTCACGCGGCCAGCGATCCCGTCGATCGCGCCCCGGTAGCGGCCGATGGCGTGCATGAGGGTCTGCCATGCGCGGATGGTGTCGGGGCCGAGGTCGCCGTCTACGCGCAGGTCGGCGTCCGGCCACTGTGCGGGTGCGGGCGCGGGTGCGGGTGTGGGTGCGGCAGGTGCGCCGACGCCGGGAGTAACGCCGTGCCACTCGAAGTGGATCCGGGGGTTCACCGGAGTGCCCGCGCGGTTCCACGTCTCGAAGTGGAGGTGTGGGCCGGTGACGTTGCCGGTCGCGCCCATGAGGCCGATCTGCTGGCCCTTGGCGACCTTCTGGCCCGCGCGCACGTCGATGCGGGAGAGGTGGCCGTAGTACTGGCGCTCTCCATCGGGGTTCTCGATGAGGATGCCGTTGCCGGAGCGGCCACGGACGATATTCCAGCCCGCCGCGACCACGAGTCCCGCGTAGGCCGCGTAGATCGGGGTGCCAGTCTTGTTGGCGATGTCGATACCGGCATGGAAACCGGTGGTGGTGACGCCAGGGATGGGGGCGCGCTTTCCGAACTCGCTGGAGACGCGGCCGGCTGCCGGATTCTGCATGCCTGATGTCCTCTCGGTGGTGAGTGCCGGGATGGTCCCGGCGCGCGTCCATTCGCGGCCGTGTGCGGAGAAGTTTCCGATCCCCTGAGTGGGGTTGCGGGCCTCGATGGTGGTGCCGTCCCCGCGGGAGATGGCGATATGGCCCGGCCGGTAGAGCAGCGCGCCCGCGGTGGTAATCGCCTCGGCGATGGGGAGGGAGGTCGTGGCGGCGATCTGGTTGGCGGACCCGTGCGGGAAGGAGAGCCCGATGTCTGCGAGCGCGCGGGTGATCAGCCCCGAGCAGTCGTAGGCGTCCGGGCCCTTGCCGCCGTAGCGGTAGGGCAGGTGCGTGTAGGTCTCGGCGGCGGCGATCAGGTCAGCAGCAGTGGCCATGCGGTGGTCCTTCCATGGAAAACCCCCACCAGGTGCGGCGGGGGCGGGTCAGAGTTTCGGCGGGTACGGGTCATCCGGCTCAGCGGGTGGGTCGATCTTGTGGTCCCGGAGGAGCCGACGCAAATGGTAGTAGGCGTCGCGCCACATGAGCCGGGAGCGGGAGAGCGCGTCGCCCTCGCGCGCCGCCGTACTGCGCCACGAGCGCCGATCCTTGAGCCCGGACGTGATGGCGGCGAGGATCGCTGCCCCGAGACCGCCCGTGAGTGCCGCCCCGATGAGCTGCCCGAATTCCACGCGCGGCCCCCTCAGTCCTCGTCGAGCGCGGCACGGGCCGCGGCGGCCTCCTCGCCAGATAGTGGGCCATGGCCGGGGGCGAAGGGCCGCGACCAGGTGCGCAGGGTGCGCGTCAGGAAAAGCGCGACCACGAAGCCGATCCCCGCGAGGAGGAGCGCCCACACGGCGGGCTCGGCGGGCGGGTGTGCGGTCAGCAGCAGCCCGGAGGAGAGGATGACGCCGCCGATCATGGCGATGGTGATGGCGCGCTCCAGCCACCACGCGCCCACCCATGCGGAGGGTGCGCCGATCGTGCCGGTGAGGTAGAAGAGCCCGGCGACGATCTGGATCCAGTGGGCGGCGGGGATGATAGCGGGCGCGCCGAGGAGGGTGATACCGAGCCCGACCGCGATCCCGTAGACCGTGACCATGACGGCGGTGACTGCGCGCGGCTCGTAGAGGGTGCCCCAGATGCGGGCGACGATGCGGCGGATGGGCGATTTGAGGCGGGTCATGTGCGCGCCATCGGGGTCACCCGGCCACCAACTCATACAGGGCGGGCAGTATGGGGGGCAGCCATCTGGGCTGGGATGTGTGCGCCTGCCGCACCCGGTAGGTGAGACCGCCGTGGGTGACCAGAGTGTCCACCGTGTAGGCGGCACCTTCGCCGGACCATGGGATCGCGCCAGTCTCCGGGTCCGGCTCCGGGTCGCCTCCGACGCGCTCCCAGTACATCCACCACGTGGGTCCCGCGAGCGGGACCGTGATGTTGTGGGGGATCAGCGACCTGTAGGTGACGCCGTCCTCGGTGGTGTGGGTGTCGTCCACGCTGGGGAGCCCGGACTGGCCTCCGGTGCCGATGGCCTCCTCGTAGAGCCCCATCATGGATGACACCTGTGCGGGCAGGTCTGCGGCGATCTGGCGGCGGTCACGCTCTGCCGCGAGCAGGGACTCGAGGCCCGTCAGCTGCTCGTCGGTGCAGAGCTCGAGATCCGCGGGCGTGGGAAACTCCACAGCCCCCTCCTTACTTGATGTAGGTGACTTCGATGACGGGCCGGGCGTCGCCGGTCCCGATGATGTAGCCGTAGTAGGTGCCCGACGTGGACCCACGCGAGTCGAGCGCCAGATTCCGCGAGCTTCCGTCGCGGAACCGTTCACCCAGCCACGCGCCAACGTTGAGCCACACCGGGTCACCCACCCGCATGCCGTAGTCCCCGATATGGTTCCCGGCGATCTGGCCCTGTGTGGACGGCAGCGAGGGGTGGTTGAGGTGGTGGAGGCGTAGCGTGCCACCGGCGGACGAGTAGAAATGTTGCGGCTTGAGGCGGACGCGTGTGCCGACGATCTGTGCGCCCGAGAGGACGGAGCGCATGTGCGCGTGATCGAACATGATCACCGACCGCTGCGTACCGCCAGCCGGCCAGTGGGTCGTGTAGCCCTGGATCGGGTAGGAGCCAGCCGGCCCGCTCCCGGAGAACGGCTGCCCGTTACCCATGTAGGAGCGGAACCCGGTCGCGTAGAACTGGTGGGTCCGCTGCGACGGTGGTGCGGGCGGTGCGCTGCCGGGGACGCTCCCCTCATAGTGGCCAACGCCCGGCTCGGCATCGTAGTAGGAGCCCAGCTCGTGGACTTTTAGGCCGATCCGCTTCTGCTGCGTCGTGTCACCGTTGCGGGTGTGGTACCTGATGTAGCCGGTGCCGTGGGTGCGGCGGATGCACACGGTGGCAGTGATGATCCGTGGCCCGGTTGCTCCGGTCGCGAAGCGGCCGGATGTGCGTAGCGGGCCACTTGTCCACCAGTCCGAATTATTTTCTGCGGCCGGTGACAGCCACGAGTCGTCCGGGGCAGCGTCCGGGCTCGGCATGGACGGTGTCGTCTCGGTGCCCACCCCGTACACAAGCTTCGTGGCGCACCGCATCCCCACCTGTGTGGCACCCCACTGGAGGCCACCGAAGTCCACTTCGTAGAGCAGGCCGGGCAGCGCGACCCACGACACGGAGACGACGCGCAGCCATGACGCGAGCACGGTCTCCACGGGGGCGCCCATCACCGAGTGGTAGCGGGTGACGACCCGCCCGGCCCCGAGCAGGCCCGAGAGCTCGTTGCCTTGGTAGCGGATCGACTCGGCAGCGGACAGCGTGCGGCCCGTCACCGCCCCATCGGAGGAGATCGACGCCACCACATCCCCGCCCGGCTCCACGATCTGTACGGCGTCCTCGCCGTCGCCCTCGAGGAGGACCCGCACCTCACCCTCGGACGTGCGGATGAGCACCCGCGTCGCCGTCAGGTTGAGCGTGTCGAGCATCGCGATAAAAGCCGAGTTGCCGGCCATGGAGTCGAAATCGATGTTCGCGGCCTTGAGGCGCCCGATGACGCCCGTGCCCACGTTGATCTGGGTGAGGACCAGCCCGGTGAGTGCCATGCTCGCCCACCCGGACGCGACGCGCACCCACTGGCCGACGATCGGATCGGACAGGGCGTGCCCGGAGGAGAGGATGGCCCCAGTGTCAGGGTTGGTTTTGCCGTGCCGATACCACAGGCTCCCCACCGGGTACACGCCCGAGGGCGTGACGGTCGAGTGGATTTGTGTGGGTTTCGAGTCGCTATACGCCTCGGCGTCTGCGAGCGCATCAGCCCTCGCTTGCCCCGATACGGTGTCAGCGTACGCTTTCAGGATCAGGCTGGCGTTGGCTGTGGCGTCGTTGATCGCGAGCGTCACGTCCCCGCCCGGCGCGGTCAGTCCGTCGATCCTGCCGCCGAGCGCGTCCAGTTCGGCCTGCACGTCAGCGCCGATCTCGACCCACTGGCCGCCGAGCCAGAGTCTCCCGACTGGCGGGGTTTGCGACGTGTCGTACCAGAGCACGTCCGTGTCTGTAGGGGCGGTGGGCTGCGCCACCCACGACGTGACACCCGTCAGGTCCACCAGCTCGGGGCGCAGCGTCCCCTCCGCCGTGAAAATCCCCGCAAGGTCCTCCTGCGCCTGATCAGCGCGCTCCTTCGCCTGCTGCGCCTGCTGCTTCGCCTCGTTAGAAACCTGCTTCGCCTCGAGAGCGTCACCGACCGCTGCCGGGAGCAGCACCGGCTCACCGGCTACGTCGATCGTCGAGTGCGGCAACTGCGGGGGCGCGTTCAGGAGGGAGTCCACGTCTTGGCGGAGCCGCGCAAGATCCTTCGCGAGCCGGTCCATGTGCGCCACGTCAGCCCACCCCGATCTCTGGGGTCACGTCCACCTCGAGGAGCGCGAGCCGCTCGGGGCGGATCGTGATCCGGTCCACCCGCACCCAGCCGTCAAACCTCAGCCAGCCGCCCTTCGCGATCAGCGGGATCCAGTCGCCCACATCGAAACTGCCGAGCGGGGCGTTCGGGTGGTCGCGGACGGCGAGCTTGGACACCTGGGGGGCGCCCGCATAGTCCGGGAGCCGCCGCCGCGCCTTCATGGTCGCGATATCCCGGTCCGTGGCGGACGGGTCCTTGATGACCGCGACGCGCGGCAGGCGGTGCGTCGACTGGAGGGCGGTGCCCATCACCATCTGCTGGCCCTCACCAGCGCCACGCACCTGCACCTCGTCTGCGATGTCGTCACCGTCGATCCAGCCGGACGGGACCGCGGTCACGTTCTCGCCGACGACGAGCCGCAGCCCTTCGCGGCGTGCGCCGATCGGGGCGCCGAGCCGGATGTGGTGGGCGACGGCGGACCGGTCCAGGTCCGTCCACTGTGAGGACTCCAGCCAGTCGACCCCGGCCTGCTCGATCATCTGCCGCATCGTGGCGGACATGTCGGGCGTCGCCCACGGGGACAGCCACACCGGCTGCGCCTCCACGTACCGCCACCCCTCCGGGGCGTGGTCTGGGGCGTCCGTCTCCGCCTCCGGGTTCCAGCGGGACGCGTGCGAGCTCATCCCCGACTCTTCGTGATGCCAGTAGTCCCTCGGCCCCACCCGCACCGGCGAGGCGAGGTCATCGGTCGTCACGTAGAAGTCGCCGAGGTCGCGGCCGTGTAGGTCGGCCCAGCAGGCCCGCCAGATGTCGAGCGGGTCCGCCTCCAGATACGAGACGCCCTTGCCGCGCCACGGCATCCCCCGCGGGTATGCCGACACGCCCGCCACGTCCACCCGCACCGTGTCGCCGTCGAAATCGAGGCCGTGGAGGATGCCGCCGCCGCGGATCTGGTGGCCGTCCTCCGCCCAGATCGCCGTCGACCACGGGTCCAGCAGCGGCAGCCCATCCTCGGCGATCTCGTCCGCCATCCACGCCGACAGGTCGCCCGAGAGGGACCCGGTCGCCGACAGGGCCCGCGTGATCGCCACATCCGTGAGCGGCAGGGCGGGGTGCAGCCACTGGCCGGTGGTGACCCTCTGGGCGAGGTAGCGCCACGTCATGACGTGCGCTGCTGCCAGGTGATCTCGATGCGCGCCGACGAGAAGTCGTCGAGCACGAAATCCTTGTAGGAGCCGCCAGCGGTGCGCTGGTTGGTCACGAACGCAGCCGTCTTGCCGCGCGCAGCCTTGGGCACCTCGAACTCGCCCACCGTCTCGACTGTGAACCTGCTGCCGTTCGCGGATGAGGTTATGTCGTAGTACTGCGACTGGTCGACGCCCGGCCGGTATTGGATGCCGAACGCGCTGATACCGATGCGGCCGAGCGCACGCCCCGCCGCCACCGTCCCCTGCGAGTAGACGGCCGTCACGTGGCAGTGGGTCGCCCACGCGGGCACCTGCACGTCCCAGTTGAGGAGCGCGTGGAGCGGGGAGAGGTCAGTCTCGAGCTTGTTGAAAGCGACGGACTGGCCTGCCGGGATCACGCGGGGCAGCACGTCTGTCCGAGACGCCGGCGCCACCAGCTGCCGCAGGTCCGTGATATGGCCCGCCTGCACCGTCGCCGTCGAGGCGGGCAGGTCGATCCGGGCGAGCGCGATCGCCGGATACGCGAGCCCCAGGTCACGCGCCGACAGGGTGCCCGCCGGGACGCCCTGCACCGCGGTGATCCGCGAATACTCGAAAACATTCGGATCCGGTGGGGCACTGCCCTCGTACTGCGGGTCCAGAACACGGGCCACCACCAGGTCAGACCGGCCACCCGCCGACGTTGTCGACGCGACCGGCAGCACCGTCTCCGTCTTGTTCCGCAGCGCATACGACTGCTCACCCCCGCCCGCATACCGGTTCAGCAGCACCGCACCACCCGGAGCGACACGCACACTGCCGCCCGGGGTCGCGAGAGCGTCCACCCGCAGCGAGCCCGGCGAGGCAACACCCTCATTGCCGCCCGTCGACACGAAAAGCTGCAAGCGGGCCAGCTCGACAGGGTGCGCCGCACCCCCGCCCACCGCCCACGGCATCAGATCAAGCGCCACAACGACCTCCTCAGAGTCCCCACGTGGCATCCCGCCACGAAATCTCGACGTATCCGGTCCCGGTGGGTGCGACCCCCGAGAAAACCACCTCATGCACGCCCGGAGCCACCTCCAGCGCATCCAGCCGCGACCTGCGGGTCACACGGCCCGGCACCGCCACCCCATCGCCGCGGGTCACCGTCTGGGTGCGCGCATCGACCGTGATCGGCAGGTCGGCCGCGACGGCGCCCTCGATCCCCACCACCTGCCCACCGATCTCGATCTCCGGATCCACCAGCGGCCCGTGGAACGTCACGGCGAGCGGCGTCGGGGCGTCCCCGCCCACCTCCACGAACCGCGACCGTGCGCCGCCCGAGATCGTGGTGGTCATCGGGAAAACGAGGCCGAAGATGATCCCGCCCGTGCTCTCGGCCACCAGCCCGACAGTCTGCGAGCGCAGCAATGTGGAGTACTTGCGGGGGTCGAGCACCTCAAACTCTGCGAGGATCCGGCCAGCACCGACAGCCGCAAGCACGTCCGGAGTGACCCCCGCGAACCGCCCACACCGGCCATACACGCGCCGCCACCCCCGCTCGCCATGGTCGGGGTCGTAGTCGAGCGCCACCAGCACGCCCGGCGCACGATTCGCCGGGTCCCGCCACACCGACTCGAGCGCGTTCGACGCCGCCACCGCCGCGGGGAGACCTTCCTGCTTCACGATGAGCGTGAACGTCCACAGCTCCGAACCAAGCCAGTCCGCGCCCGCATACGTCACATCCGAGAACGGGACCTGCTGCCGCGCCGCGATCACCGCCCCGACGCGATCAAACTCCGAGATGGCCACGCCATCAGCGACGTGCCCGAGCGTGAGTCCGCCGATCTTGACCCTCACCGCCGGCCACCTCCTCGCCCGTACGAGCGGACGTGCCAGAGAATCTCGGACGCAACCTTGTTCGCGTCCGCGCCCACCGCCGTGATCGGCGCATGTACCGTCAGCCCCGGAGCCTGCGCCGAGGCCATGGTCATGTAGGCGGGGGCAGGCTGGGGCGCATAGGAGGGCGCCGTCACCTCGAACGGCCTGCCGCCGCCCGCGAGGTGCGGCACGATCGACGCCTTGCCCGCGTTGAGCGCGTACAGGTTCCCGATCCCGGCGAGCTTCGTTGCCCACGAATTGAGCACGAACTCCGTGGGGGACAGCCTCACGTTCACCAGGTCATCGGTCGGACCGCCCGGACCGTGCACGAGACCTGAGCGCTGCCGAGGCCACGGAGCCCCGCCACCGGCGAGACCCTGCGCCACGTGGCCGACATAGCCACCCGTTGCGATCCCGGCCTGCCCGTACTGCTTGACTGCCACTGTGGCCGTGACCACCTTGCCGTTGATCGAGTTCAGGGTCGCGTCGAGCACGCCCAGCCGTGACAGCGCTGTGTCCACGCCCGTCAGTGAGAAGCGGGTGACGATATCGGTTGGGATCAGCCCAAATTCGTCTGCCATCTTCGCGGCCTCATCGGCGCTGTAGCCGAACTGGGTTGCGAGTGCGATAAACCGGTCCCGCGCCGTCTGCGCACGCGTGATCAGCTCGCCCGTGGTCGCGTTGTTCCGCGCCTTCGCCCCGAGGTCATTCTCGAGTGCCCGCACCTCGGACAGGAGCGCCTGCTCCACCGAGAGTGTGGCGCGCTCCACGTTCCGCTGCGCGGCCTCCTGCTGCTCCGTCGTCGCGTTCGCGTCAGCCATGACCGCCGTCAGCTCAGCCTCAGCCTCGGACTTGCGGCGCAGCGCCTCCTCAGTCGATTCCATCGACTGCCGGTAGCGCAGGTCCGCCTCCGCCGCGCTGAGGGACGCGTCGATGCCCTCGTTCAGCTCGTCCTGGAGCGCCTGCTGCGCCAGCCGATGCTCATCCGCAGCACCCGCCGCGTCACGCTCGGACCTGCCGAGCTCGCGGTTCGCGTCTGCCTTGTCGCGAGCTGTCCCCTCGGCGTCCGCGAGCGCATCGCGTTCACGATCGAGCATGCCCACGAACTCGCGGCCGGCCGTCTCCGCGGACTTCTTCTCCCTGCGGCTGTCCGAGTTCGCGTCAATGTAGGCGTCGATGGCGGCAGTGACCTCCCGGTACGCCTCCTCCTCGCCCTGGATATAGCGGACAAGCGTGTCGACGCCCACACCGAAGGCTTCGGCGCGCTCCATGATCGACCGCTGATTGCCAAATATGGCCTCCAGCCAGTTCGCGGACTCCACCTCGAAAATTGCGGCGAGGATGCGGTCCGTGGTCTGCTCGGTGGCGTTGCCCAGCCCGTCGAGGGTCTGCTCATACTCGGCGGCGCGCTGCTTCGCTTCTTGGGCGGCGGCCGCAAATGAGGCGAGCGCTGCGACGAGCCCGGTGATCGCGAGGCCGACCGCGTTTGTGAGGAACGCGGCCTTGAGCGCTGTCCCCACTGCTGCGACGGCGGGGGCGGCGCGCATGGCCGAGGATGCGAGTCCGCCCATCGCGAGGTTCGTGCCACCCAGCGCGGCCTGCACCTGCGCCTGCTGCACGATCCGCAGCATCCCGGTGGCGACGCCTGCGAGGCCGTCAGCGATCGGCCTCAGCGGACCCTGCAGTAGCGCGAAGGCGGCCACCGCCGTGAGTAGCGGCGTGGGCAGGTCAGCGACCCAGCCGACAATGTCCGCCAGTAGGCCCACCAGGGGCGTGCCCGCGACGAGTAGATTCCCGAGCGCGGGGATCAGCGCCCCACCGAGTGCCACGGCCACGTCGCCGCCGGCGGAGAGCAGCTCACCGAGAGCGGGGGCGAGCTCCCGGATGACGACCATCGCAACGTCCGCCGCCTGCACGGCCAGCGTCCCCATCATGGGGAGCAGTGGCTGCACGGACCGGGCCGCGTCCGCGAACATAGCCCGCACCTCGGGCGACGTGGCCGCGAGCGCCGCGAACCCCGCCACCACCGGATTGATCGCCCCAATGATGGGGATCGACTGCGTGCCGAGCGAGAACATGGCGGTCGCCACGCCCGCGATGACCGGCGTGTACCGGCCCAGCTCGTCCAACTGGCGGTTGACCTTCGACAGGTCCCACGCGTTGATCGCGCCCGACACGGACTGGATGACCGGCGACACCGCTTGCAGTCCCGGCGTGAAACGACCCACCAGGAGGTCCACCAGGGGGCGCAGCTTCGCCTCGAAGTTGCGCATCCCGTCGGCAACGTCATTAGTCCAGACGACCAGATAGCCGCCGCCGTGCGGGTCGATAAACGGGGCGGCGAGCGCGGAGCCGATGTCACGGAACGCGCCCTTCACGCGGTCCGCCGCGCCGTCCATCTGCTGCTTGATATTCGCGGTCGCGCCACCGAAACGGGCCATCATCCCGTCAGTGAGGAGCTTGACGGCCTCGCCCGCATCGAGCGAGCCGTTCGTGATGGAGTCCCGGATCTCCTGCCCGGTCTTGCCCATCTGCTCGCCGATAAGCGTGGCCGCATCGACGCCGCGCACCCCGAGCTGGTTCAGCGTCTCGGCGGTGATCTTGCCCGACGAGGTGACGGTCGCGAGGATCCGGGTGATCTCCGAGATGTCATCGTTCGACCCGCCCACCGCAGCGACCGCGTTCTGGATCGCATCCAGCGTCGGCAACACGTCCTCGGCGGCCATGCCGAAGCCGATGAGTTGCTGCTGCGCCTGGATGAAGACCTGCTTGGCGAACGGCGAGGTCCTCGCGAATTCGTCCAGCTTGTCCATCTGCGCGTTCGCAGCCTCGGCAGACCCGAGCAGCGTCGTGAGTGCCGCACGGGAGGTCTGCTGCATGCGGTTGTAGTCGAGGCCGACGCGCAGTGCCGCGATGCCGAGGCCCGCGACGGCGGTCGTGGTGGCAGCAAACGCCGTCGCCATCACCTTGACGCCCGAGCCGACCGCGTTCTTCAGGCCCTCGAACTTGGACTTCGAGCCGTCCAGCCCACGCGTGAACTGGCCGTCATCCAGCCGCATCGTGGCGTAGAGTTCGCCCACTTTGAGCGCGATCGGGACCACCTCCACTCAACGGGCATGGGACAATCGGGGCATGGACACGCAGAAGAAGTTGCTCGCAGGCCTAGCCGGCGCCGTCGCGGCCGTGGCCGGACTCATCGCCGGGCTCCTGCCCGTCGCCGCAACCGGAGGCGGCAGCTGCGGGAGCGCGTTCGCCCCCGCATCCCACGGGCTCGGGCAGCCGGACGCGCTCATCTCGGTGTGGTGCGCGCAGGACCTGGGCCCGAGACGCGCACTCGCCATCGCACTTCTCGTCGTGGGGCTCGCCGTCGTGGCCGCAGTGATCGCGACATGGAACCGCACCAGCAAAGGTCCCGGCACTTCCGGCGTCGACACCACGCAGATCGACGCCCAGCTTGCCGCCGGGACCCTCACCTACATGGAGTACGCGGACGCCAAGGCGGCCCTATTGCAGCAGCTTCCGGGAGAGCCTCGAGTCCACGGACAGTAGTCCGAGGATGAGTTCACGTAGCCACAGCCATGACCTGTCCGCATAGCGCGGGTCGTGGAGGTCTACTCCGTACTCGGAGGCGAGGTCGGGGACGACGAGTCCCCAGTTGCTGAGGATGTCGGGCCATCCGACTCGGGGGGAGTCGGACTCGATGCGCTTGGTCGTGCCTTCCGGGACGCTGTAGTCCCTGTAGATCGGGACCCCTTCGACGTGCCCTTCCGGCTCCCCGATCCCGTACTCGGCCCACTCTTCGAGGGTGACGGGGCTAGTCCTTTTGGGTCCGTAACCCCGGACGAGAGGGCGATCATCGCGTCCGCCACGTCCTGTCCGGAGGTCCAGTAGTAGAGCGCGTACAGCGCATACTTGTCGATGTGCGGGCCGGGGATCCCGTCATCGATCATCTGCTGGTAGGCCGGGCCGAGGGTCAGCTCGCCGAGGTCCACATCCTCGGTGTCGGCGAGGATCTTCTGCTGCGAGGCGGGCAGCCGCTTGAGCGTCTCGCCGGTCGGGTCCGCGAACACGGCCGCCCCAACGGTCATGATGACAGTCAGCGCGAGGCCGGTGTCCTTCGACGGTGGCGGCACTATGTAGCGGTGCGAGCCGATCTTGAGCCGGAGGTCAGGGACCAGGTAGGCGGCGAGGTCGACATATGTGTTGTCGAGCTTGGGGGACACGGGGCCTCTCCTTCTGTTTACGGGTTTGCACGGGTTGGGTGAGGTCTGGCCTGCCGCGCCCGCGACCCGTGCGGCACGGGCGCGGCAGGGGCTCAGGAGTCGGAGCCGTCCGCCTCGTCGTCGGCGGAGTCGGCGTCAGGGTCGCCGTCGGGCGTAGGCTCCTCGATCTCGGTGACCGTGTAGCCGCGCGTGTCGAAGAACAGCCGCTCCGTGGACGAGACGCTCTCGACTTGCGCGCCGCCGTTCCTGAACGTGACCGAGCCGATGCGGTGATCCGCGCGCTCGGGGGAGGTGATCCGCAGCATCAGGCGGCCGCCGGGTTATCGATCTCGCGGCGGCGGCCCTGACCGGTGATTGTCACGGTCCATCCGCCGATCTGGTCGTTGCCGGTCTGCTGGCGGGCCATGGTGACAGTGCCGTCGCCCTCGTACGCCTCGTCCGGGTGCGGCGTGCCCGAGGCGGGCTTGTCGTACCAGCGGAACGTGCCGGTGGCGAGTTGGCCCACCGCGTCAGGCTTGGTGAGTGCGAGCAGCGCCTCCACCTCCGGGAGGTACTCGCCGCTGGCGAGGCGGTGCTGCTGGATCGTGAAGCCGAGGGTCCACGACTCCGACGACTTCACGGCGTTCGGCGCCCCCTTGTCGTCATAGGTCGCGGCGTCCTGCGTGATCGGCGTGACCTGCGGATCCACGGCAGAGATGAAACGGATCGGCGCCCACGCGTCGGTGCCGGTCTTGATATCGACGCCGTACTCGTAGCTGAAACCGAACTCGGTGACGGGGGTAGACATGTGAGCCTCCTGGGCAACAAAAAAGCCACCACCGGGCGGTGATGGCACGCTTTCTCTTCGGGGTGGTTGTGACGCCTCAGGGGCGCATGAAAGTGAGCGAGTAGTTGTCGCTACGTCGCTCACGTCTGTTGTCATCCGGGCTCATCGGCGCCGCATACAGGCGGACCGCGCGCTGGAGGATGATGCCACCGGGAAGGGTGGCGTGATGGAGTCCGTGGAGTCGCGCGAACACCTCGTCCGCGAAGTCGTCAGCATCGTCGCCTCGGCCCCGGAACAGGAGCTGGGCGCGGATCGCAACATTGGGGAGGGTCAGCCCCTCGTCCCAGTCGTACAGTTCGATGGCCACGGCGGTGTCCGGCTCGGATGGCAGGTCTCGAAGGGTCACGGCACGGTCGGTCGGAGCGTACGGCTCCGTCTCGGACCACACGGCGCCCTCGATCTCGGCGGCGATCCACTCGGCCAGCGCGCGGCGCACCTCCGCCGTCTGGATGCCGGTCACAGGACCCTCCCGATCGCTCCCGCGATGATCTGCGCAAACCGTCCACGGAACCGGATTAGCGGCTTCTCGAGGTACTTCGGGGAGCCGCCCTGACGTAGGGCTTCATGCCGGACGATCGCGTAGACCGGTTTACCCCTGCGGGGCGCGGTCTGCGGGTCGTAGTAGACCGAGGCGGCGAGGCCGCCCTCATCCACGTCAGTCCCGGACGAGGCGACCAGGTGGCTCGAGTCCTTCGGCGCGGCGGCGTTCGACGCCTCCTCGAGCTCGCCCGACGCGTCCGCGAGACCGCGCACAATGGCCGCCCGCGTCTGCGCCTTCACCAGGTCCCCGTGCCACTCGAAGTGGACGCTCACGTGAGCCTCACCTCCGCATAGCCGGGCCAGTTCGGGTGGGCGTGCCGGGACACCTTGACCGCCATCGCCTCACGCTCGAACTCAGTCCCCAGCCACACCGTGATGAGCGACTTCTCTGGGGGCGCGTCCTCGAAGTTCATGGCGACCCGCGTGGACGACACCACCTCGGCGCCGTCGGCGTCGAGCACCACCTCGCGCACGTCTTCCACGTATACGCCGCGGCCATCCTGTGGGCGCAGTTCGTATGTTTCGCCATAGATCGGTCCCGCGCCGGCCACGCCACGGAACGGGCGCACCCGCACCGAGTGCGGGACCCAGTGTGCCGGCAGCCGCTTCACAGCAGCCCCGCACCCGGGGGGAGCGTGTCCACCATGAATGCGCGGCGGGTGCCGCGCAGGCGGCGGCGCTCAGACTTCGTGAGGTACATGTCCCCGGTCGGATTCGCGTATTTGAGGGACTCCTGGAAGATGCCGGCGCCAAACTGCCGGGACTCCACGCCGAGCGGCGGCCCCGACAGGGCGGCATCCGGGTCGGGCAGGACGCGCTTCACCATCGCGCACACGATGGCCGTCAGTGTGGCCGGGTTGGCGCGTGCCACCGCTGCCGGCATCTCGTCGATCAGATACTGTGACGCGTTGATCAGCTCCTGCTCGGCCCGCTCGTACTCGTCGGTCGAGGTGGGCCGCCCATACCGCTCCAGGTCGGTGATGTCCGCGAACGGAATCTCTGGCATCTCAGGCATGGACGGCCCCCTCACTCACCAGTCGGTGCTCGTGGACGCGGACTCGGCCTCGGCGTCGTCCTCGTCCTCGGGCTCGGCGTCCGGGTCGAGCTCGGCCAGTGCGGTGGTGATCGCGGCGAGCTTCGCAGACTTCGACCGCGCCCCGGCAAGGCTGACGCCCTCCCGCTCGGCCCAGTCGTCGATCTGCGCGGCAGTCCACTCCTCCGAGGGGAACTCGGGGTCCGTCGCGTCGGCGCCTGCCGAGTCCTCGTCGTCAGTCTCGGGCTCGTCGCCCACGACCACGCCAAGGACTGTCCAGCCGCGCGCGACCAGCCGCTGCGAGGCCTCCCGCGAGGTCGTCACCCTCGACCCCTTGGGAGAGGAGAGCGAGACGGCCTCGCGGGAGGCCTTCTGCTTGCCCATGCGTCAGCCCTACCCGCCCTCGGCGGCGCGCTGGTACTTGACGAACGCCTCGGTGTCGGCCACCACGAAGCCGTACTCGGCTTCCGCGAGAACCGCCACCAGGTTGTTCTCCCACAGCGAGGTGAGCGCCCCGTCGATGGTCACGGCGGCCTCGGTCGAGACGCGGTACGAGATGCCGCCCACGACACCCCATGCGGCCTTCGAGAAGTCGCCGCCGAACGCGACAACATCACCATGGCCCACGCCCTCGCCCATGAACGAGGGGCGGCCGAGGAGGCGGCCCGGACGGGCGATCGTCTGGGACACGTCGTCGGTGGGGAGGTTGACGTACAGCGGGTGCCCGTTCCCGTCCACCGCGCCCCAGAAGTCGGGCTCCACGGCGTCGTCCAGCGCGAAGCCGCGCAGCTTCTTGCCGTCCTCCACGAGGAGGCTCATGCCAGCTACGAGGTCCGCGTGGATGCCGCCCGCCGCGACCGTGGCAGTGCCGAGGGTCACCGACTTGGTGGTTTCCGCGAGGTGGTTGTCGAACGGACCGGTGCCGGTACCGTCGCCACCCAGGTTGTAGGCCACCGCGAGATCGAACGCCTCGGCAAAGGCGCCGGCGAGGTCGGCGCGGATCTCGCCGGTGATGTTGCCGGGGTTGGCGCGCACCACCTCGGCGGAGGTAACGACGATTGCGGCGAGCTTCTTCGGCTCGATGTGCAGCAGGTCCAGCCCGAGCGAGGTCTGCGGCTTACGTCCGCCCTCCCCGACCCAGTTGGCGGTGGTCTTGCCGACACGGACGGGAACCTTCTGCCCGTTGATGCCGAGCGGCGTCTGCCGGATGAGCTGCTGGAAAACGGAGCCCCGGCGGGCCTCGTTGAAGATCGGTGCGGACTCCTCGGGGCTCAGGAAGCCCTCGAAGTCCTCAAGCTTGATTGCGGCCATGATTGGTTTCTCCTAACGGGATTGGTGGGTCACTTGGCCCCAACGGCCTTGCGGAGCGCGTCCTCGAGCGCGGACGAGTTGAGCGCCGGCGGCGTCCTCCCTGCCGCAGGGACGATGAGCGGCTCCGGCCTTGCCGGGGCGGGGGCGGCGATGAGCGGCTTGAGGGTCTCGGCGTGCGCCTCGATCTCCTCCTTGGTGGATCCGGCGAGAACGTTCGCGGGGACGCCGGTCGCCTCGGAGACCTCCTTCTTCCACTCGGTGATCTGCTCGCGCCTCTCGTAGTCGGCGATCTTGGCCTGCGCGGCAGCAAGGGCGTCTGCCTGCTTCTGCGCTTCGGTCTTGTTCGCTTCCTCGATCGCGTCAAGCTGTTCGGCCTTCGCCCTCAGGTCGTCGTAGTCCGCGAACTTCGCGCGCTCTCGGGAGAGGCGGTCTGCGATGATCCGGTCCAGGTCTGCCTGGGATGCGGGGGGCGTAAACCCGCTCTGTCCGCCCTGCGGCTCCTGCTGCTGCTGCCCCGCTGCCGGGGTCGCCTGCTGCTGGTTGCCGTCGTTGTTTGCGCTCATCGTTGGTTTCCTTCCGTGGCCCGTCGGCTCATCCCGGATTGCCGCTCCGGTCAGCGTGGACCCGCGGTGGTGCGGGTGGTCTATGTGATGACGGGAACGCCGTCAGTGAACAGGTCGGGGGCGATACGCCGCGCCCGAGCGAGGATGTTCTTCGTCGTGAGCTGATACTCCGGGTACCGCTTCGACCGCGCGAGGCGGCGTAACCGGTGGTAGCCGGGGATGGCGTTCCGCTCGTCCATAATCTGCTCCCGCGCGGCCCGGAACGCATTCCACCACTCCTCGCCGCGCGGCTGGTCCGGCGCGTCCTCTCCGTCCCACACGCACACCAGCTCGCAGCGGCACCCATCATGGAAGCCGCGCGCCTCATCAGAGCTCGCCTCCACCATCGTGCACATGTACGCGCAGAACGCGCACGCGATGATGTTCGCGCGGCGCATCCACCGAGGCCTCTCTGGATCCCGTGCGGCGTTCTCGATGACCGTCTCGCGCACGTGCCCGCGCACCAGCCCGTCGACCATTGGAGCCAGCCGGCCCCACGCCGCCGTAGCGTCACCCGAAAACAGGGGCGTGACCGCCCACGTCGTCCGGCCCGCCGCCTCGGCAAGACTCTTTGGCGCCACCGGCTGCACCGCGAACGGGTCCAGCCCGGACGGGCGAGCATCCACATACCAGTCCGCCGCTTCCTCGGCCGCGACACGCCCATACGCGCGCGCCACCGCTGGCAGCGCCACCCGCATCCCCTCAGCGGCACGCTCCACCGGATCGGACAGCAGCGAGACCCACCCGCTCCGGAGGTCCGCCTGCGCCTGCGCCACCAGCACGTCAATCGTCGCCGTGCGGACCGGATCAACGGCCAGCATCCGCCGCCCTATTCACGTCTCCCGCCGAGGGGGATGCAGCGTTCGCCAGCGTCGCGGCCGCCACCCGGCCACCAGCCATCAGCTCGCGCACCTGCACCTCATGCTCAGCGCGGCGCTTGTCGGCGAGCAGCTGCACAATCTCCGCCTGCGAATACCCCAGCTTCTTGAGGATCAGCGGCGACTCCGCGAGCCACGGCACCGCCGCCACCTGCTTCACCACCGCATCCGCAGCTGAGACGACGCTCGGTGTCGCGGGGTTCTGCCAGTTCGCCTGGAGCCAGCGCAGCTCCTCGGGCGGACGGTCGAGCCCCTCGCGGAGCATGACGACGTTCTGTCCGACGCGCACCAGCCGTGCACCGAACGCGGCACCGGCATCCTGCGCCTCGATCACCAAATCCTCCTTGGCGGCGTAGATCGCCTCCGCAGAGTCCGGGTTGTCCTGCACGATCCCGAGAGAGCCAAGCGGCAGCGACGTCTCGCCAGCGAACCGGGAAGCAATCGACCGCAGATGCTCCGTGTGGGGCTGCATCGACATCTGCCGGAACTCATGGATCGTCGGCAGGTCGCCGTCCGCGTCCTTTCCGATGGTCCACAACTTGCCGATGATCGACTGCCACGCCGGGACCGGGTTGCCCTGCTCGTCCGTGAATACATCCTCGTCCGCGCCGAGAAGTGCCCGCTGCGGTGCGGTGTAGAACTCAGCCGACACCTCGGTACGGAGCACCGTCCGCACCGCCTCGTCCGTGATCGACATGACCGGGCGGGAGATCCTCGACCTACCGAAAGGCCGGTCCAGATCCGGGCGGTACACCAGCGGCTCTACCAGTACGCGGCCAACAGGGTTCCGTCGCCACGCCGCCGTCCACCGACCGCCCGCGGATCGCGCGATGTGACCCACGCGATCCGGCAGGTACATCACCATCTCCGTAGGCACGCCGTCCGTGTCGACGTCCGCGATGGTCATCGCCGACGAGAGCTGCCGGGCCGACCGGTCCCAGATCCCCGTCCCATACAGTCCGGAGCGTGCTTGGACAAGGATCTCCGGCTGCCCCGCCTCCGTGTCGCCGTGCGTCACTGAGATGAACGCGGTCGCGTGGATGAGTGCGGAGGTGATCGCCTGCGGAAGCTCGAGGCCCATCTCGTTGTCCGCGAACGCCGCCGACAGTCCGTGCGGATCCGCCTGGTCTCCGGGGAGCACGAAGCCATCGAACACGATCCGGTGGGCGAGCGAATCGACAGCCTTCGCGGGCCACCCAACAACAGTCTCGACCGACTTGAGTTGCGGCGGGATCGAGATCCCGAGGTCACGCAGACGGTTCCTGCCGTCGTAGTAGGTCATCCGGAGCTGGTTGCGGCGCACCTTCGCCTGCCACTGGTTCAGCAGCGTCCGCAGCAGGTCCATGTCGGCAGGATCTAGCGCCCCAACATAGATGCCCATCACGGCAGAATCCGGTGGCGCAATGGTGCCCGTCATCCCACCACCACCCTCTGCTTGCGTCCGGGGACGCGTTTCGATGTCTTGGCGCCCCAGTGGGCCATAACCGCCGACTCCGCCGACGTGCACTCGCCGTTATTGATTGGCAGGAAACCCCAACCGCCAGCCGTGCCGATCGGACGACGCCCAGACGACTCCACCGAATCCACCAGCGTCGACTGGCCCGAATGCTTGAGATTCGTGACCCGCTTCGCCTTCGCCTGCACCGCTTCGAGGAGCATGGAATGCGCCGTCGTCACCTGATCCGTCGTCGGGGCGACGATCACCCGCGCCGGAACACCCGCCTCACGCAGCGCGTTGATCAGGTTCCCCGCATGCGCCTTACCGTCGATCACGATTGCGGCGGCACGCTTCCATCGCGGATCCTCACCGCCAGCCAGCCACGCGATCAGCCAGCCCGTGCCGCCCGAGATGGACCGCCGATCGATCAGCTCCACATGGATCGGCCCGCCGCGGGGAGTCTTCTTCGCCGCCGCCAGCGCCACCGTAGACCCATCCGGCGAGAACTTGATCCCATACGACGGGATACCCTCCGTGGGCGCAGCAGGGATCCCGCACGCCTCCCACTGAGCGCGGGAAATGACTGGCTGGGTCGTGTCTAGGCCGTCGTCGTGCACGCCCAGACCTTCCCGCCGCCAGGACTCGTCCGAGTTCAGGTTCTCCCGCAGTCGTGCAATCGACGTCGGGGGAGTTCGGTGCGGGTATGACGGGTTGGCCTTCTTTAGCTGCGCCTCACTGTCCAGGCTCGGACCGCCGGGCTTGCCGACGTCTGGGTCGGCAGAGCACTCGATGTACACCGCGTCACCAAGTGCCACCGGCTCCATGAAGTCCCCGAGGCCCTTCTTGACCGCCAGCGCCTTCTTTCGGCGGCTCTTGAACGCCTCGCCCGGATCAATCGGCCGCGGCGGCGTCCCCATGAAGAACAGCAGCGCCCCGTGCGGGTGGCGCGTCTGGTTGGTGGCCGCAACCATGTCCTCCAGCGCCTTCTCGTCGAGGATCTGCGCCTCATCGAACACCTCGACGTCCACCTCGTCGAAGCCGCGCCCAAACCCCTGCGAGCGGGCCCCGAAGTAGATCACCGAGCCGTTCGTGAATTCGATCGCTTCCTTGCCGGAGCCGCGACGCACGTTCGCCACATGCGGGGCGACCTTCTTCCGCCGCGCAAACCCCGACAGCGACCGGAACGTGTTCGACAGCGTGGCCGTGTGGTGCGCCGTCCACAGCACCCGCAGGCCCGGGAACAGGACGCACAGCGCGAAGATGATCCGGCCCACCAGGAACGTCTTCGCCACCTGCCGAGGAATCGACAGCGTGATACCACCCACCGTCGCCGCATACAGCCCGTCAGCGCGCTTCCCGAGGATCACCCGGCCAGCGCCACGCTGCCACTCATCGAACTCATCCCCGAACTCACGACACTTCGCCTCGACCGCAGGCCACCCCGTCGTCACGATCCCCTCGGGGATCACGACATGACGAGCAACCTCAGACAGCCGACGCGTCGAAGGCTTCGTCTTCGGCGGGGCCACCGCGCTGCGCCTCCTGTTCGTCGCGCGCATCCAGCGCACGGATAGCCTTGTCGATCTCCCGCAACTGACGCATCACCGGAGCCAGGTACGCCGCCGGCACGCCCGTATCGATCTCCTGCGCCGCCTTGTCCCGCAGCGCGACCAGGAGCGCACGCTCGTCCATGTTGACCGCCTCGGCGATCGTTTCCGGCTTCGCCGGCGCCAGAGGCCTCTCGTTGGGGGCAACGACCCGCAAAGGGGCTTTGCCATTCCTTGCCACAGGGCCGCCTCCCTTCGCCTTTTTTCGCTCGGATGGAGAAAGGAGCTAGATCGGAAGAGCGTCG